CCGCGAGTACATTGGCTATGGCCCTGTCGGGAAACTCAAGGTCAGTGACAGTGGCGACACATTCTCAGACGGCAGTATTCCGGAGAACGCAGCACCGCAGCCGCTAAGCCTGGACGTAACTCCTCAGCCTGCACAGCTAATGGCTGAGGAGGAAGGACCATTGCTGCTGCCGCCACCGAAGTCCTACCCCTACCCCCTGGCTTTCGCTGAGTTGAAGCGGGCACAGACCACTCCGGTAGAGAAAGCGATAGAGAAGGCAGCCGCCCGCTACTTGGCCGGAGAGTATGAGAAGGCAGCAGCAGCAGCTGCGGAGTTGTTGGCCGATGGCAGCGATTGACCGCCTCGACAATGGCGACGCCTTCGCGGGCCTCATGAGGCGACCGTACATGCTACTGCTGCGGCAGGGGTGGGAAGCCGGATCAAGCGCTGTAGGGGTAGACCTTGCCTTCGACCTTGCCAACGAGAATGTACAGCGGATTCTCAAAGATCTTCTAATCAAGATCAAGGGGGTCGCTGAGACCACGAAAGACGACATACGGCGCATGGTTGGAGAAGCGGCGGCGAGTGGCTGGAGTATCGAGGAGTTTGCGGCGCAGATCCGGGCCAAGGGACTTGAAGCAAGTAAGACTCGTTCCGAGGCGATTGCCGTGACCGCCACAGCCGAGGGTTACTCGCGTGGGTCGCTGCTGTACTACAAGGAAAGCGGTGTGGTCGAGAAGACAGAATGGCTGCTTACTGATAACCCTTGTCCTATATGTGAGGAAATTGTGGCAAGCAGGCCGCAGGTACTCCTCGACGAAGAGTTTGCAGACGGAGTGTTTCACCCCCCGGCGCACCCAAGGTGTCGCTGCGCCATAGCGCCTATTCTCAGTGAGGTGACATGATCCGCGACCAACCACGTCGCTATGTTCTACGTTGTCAGTGCGACGATTGCAAGCTACCGTATGCCTATGTTCAGAACGGAGTCCTTACGATTCAGTCAAAGCACTACCTCTCACGGCACACGAACGTAATTACATTGGACGAACTACAGCGGCTGATTCAGCAAAGCATTGACATGCATGTTACTATAGACGAAGACGACGATATGCCGTAGTCGCATAGACAATACCTATACCTTGCGCCGTGTGCGCCCTTACGCCTTGTGTGTTCAACACATAAGGCGTTTTTCGTACTCGGAGTTCGGCGCATGGAACACAAGCTATTCAGTCCTGAGTTCAAGATTAGTGACGACGGCGCAGGCAGCATAGAAGGGTATGCTAGTACGTTTCTGAATTGGGATAGCGTCAACGAACGGCCTGCCAAGGGTGCATTCACTCCTCACCTTCAAGATTTCCTCACAAACGGTTTCATATCCGTTGGCCATGATTGGCAGTCACTCCCTGTAGCAACTCCTACTGACGCCTTTGAAGACGATCACGGCCTGTTTGTCCGTGCTGCATTCCACTCCACACCAAACGCACAGGCAGCACGCACGGTTGTCACCGAACGACTAGCCCGTGGTAAGGCCGTGAAACTCAGCATCGGGTATGAGGTGCTGGCTGATGAGTTCGTCCAAGAAGGACGCATTCTCAAGGATATCAAACTCTATGAATGGTCGGTCGTAACTGTCCCGGCCAATATGTTGGCCTCAGTCACTGGGGCCAAGGCGGACCAACTTGTAGGTCTACCACTCGATGACCACTCCTCACAGGCGCTTGCTGCCAACCGGAGTGTAGTGTCCCGGTTTCGTGAAATCGTGGACATGTTGGCGAAAGAGGGACGGCCATTATCCGAGGCACGCCGCGCACGCCTTGCGGGCTACCGTGATGCGCTAGCGGGGCTGATGTCAGACATTGATGAAATGTTGGCATCGACCGAACCCAAGCCGAAGGACGATGGCAAGGCAGCGGCGGTGGACCCTGCACTGTTTCAGGAGTACCTCGCCTACCTGCGCATGCAAGCAATTGAATTAGGAGTACCTGTACCGTGAAGACCTTCAAGGAATGGAATAGCGAACTGACAGCAAAGCGAGAACAGGCTGCGGCCATTTTCGCCAAGTACCCGGGTATCACTCCGGATGAGGTCGATACCTGGAAGCAGCTACAAGTCGAAATGAACGTACTCAAGGACAATGCTGACAAGGCATGGAAGATCGAGGAGGAGGCAGCCGAGAACGCCAAGGCGCTTGACGACAACCGCCGCCCCACGAACCAACTTGAGACGCCTAGTCACAACCCGGTAGAACGTGCCAATGCCAAGATCAAGACGCTGAGTCAGATCCTGGGCGAGTCCAAGGAGTATGCCGCATTCCGTGCTGGCAACGTCAAGACGGCGGTGATTCACCTTCCGCAAAGCGTGGTGGACGCCGAGTTGAAAACACTCATGACTCTCTCGACGATCAACAACCTCGCAACGCGACTGCCGGGCATTCGCGAGAGTGCGCAAGAGACGGCGAGTGTAGCAGACCTGATGCTGAGTGGTGCGACCGACAACAACCAGATCAGCTACATGGAAGAGACGACATTTACAAACGCAGCAGTGGAGGTTGCCGAAGGCGCAGCCAAGCCGGAGTCGGCACTAGGCTTCACTGAGACGACCGAACCCGTTCGCAAGATCGCGACGTGGATTCCCGCGACCGACGAACTTCTTGCGGACGTTGCAGGCATCGAGTCCTACATTCGTGGACGCCTTGGCTTCATGATTCAGCGTCGGGAAGAGGCGCAGCTGCTGGCAGGCAATGGCACCGCGCCGAACATTTCCGGCATTACCGATCGCACTGGACTACAGACGCAAGCCAAAGGTTCTGACCCGACGCCAGACGCGGTGTATAAGGCCATGGTCAAGATCATGGTCAATGCGTTTGCCGATCCCACTGCGGTGGTCTTCCACCCGAACGATTGGCAGGACATCCGGCTGCTGCGCACGACGGACGGCATCTACATCTGGGGGTCACCTGCTGATGTTGGTCCCGATCGCATCTGGGGCCTGCCGGTTCGCAAGACCACGGCCATGACAGAGAACACAGCGCTTGTCGGCGCATTCACTCCTCATGCGCAAGTGTTTCGACGCACCGGGATCACGGTCACAATCTCGACGGAACACAGCACGTACTTCACCGAGAACAAGGTAGCAATCCTCGCTGAGGAAAGGCTTGCCCTGGCTGTCTACCGTCCCGCGGCATTCTGCACTGTCACAGGAATCTAGGAGGAACAGTAATGCCCTATATCGAAGGCGCAATCTCGCGCATTCTCCCGAACGCAGGCGTACCTAGCGCGGGTACGTCTGAGGTTCAAACCTTGACCATCGGGGGAACTCCTACCGGTGGGACATTCAGGCTAGCGTTCGAAGGGTATGAGACGGCAGCCATTACATGGACTGCGACTGACGCTACCCTGGTGTCGAACATTGACACTGCACTTGAAGCGCTAAACAACATCGGGACTGGCGGCGTGACGACAGCTGCGGGAACAGTCACGAGTGGGATCGGCACAGTCACGATTACGTTCGCCGGGAACCTTGCCAAGAAAGCCGTAGCGACCATTACGGTTGCTGACAACTCCTTGACAGGGACAAGCCCGACGCTTGCGGTGGCAGAGACGACGCCTGGCGTGGACGCGACGTATCGCGGCATGGGCAAGGGCCTGATCGTTACTGATACTACCAACGGCAAGCTTTACATCAATAGCGGTACGGCGCAGGTCCCTGTTTGGACTGTCGTCGGCGCGCAGACCTAGGAGGTTCTTATGTCTGTTGTAAGCAGTAAACGTCTGTACCTCACCGCCGATGGCGAGGTTACAGAGGATGAGGAGGTTGCCGCCACCCTGCTAGTCGGGGCGGGCGGCACACTCTCCGACGAACTGGCCGAGAGGTACGGGGTGAAAGGCGAACCCGCGCCGGTCTACGACGCGATTGCCGAACATGAACGGCTGCATGCGGATGACGCCGGGCCAGCGAGTGATGTTGAGGAGAAGGCCGTCTTACGGCGTGATACGAAGGCTGTGGCCAAGGCGCCTGCTAACAAGTCCGCTAAGGAGTAGCGCTGATGGCGGACCTGATCTTCACTTCGGCAAAGCGAGATCTGGCAAACGGCACGATCGACCTGGACACCGACACGCTAAAACTCATGCTACTCACGTCATCCTATACACCGTCTGCTGCGCACGACAAGCGTGACGATCTCACCAATGAGGTCACAGGTACAGGCTATACGGCTGGTGGTGCAACGCTGGCCAATAAGACCGTGACGGTAGTGGGCACGACTGGTGTGTTCGACGCGGACGATGTGACATGGCCAGCAAGTACGATCACAGCACGGTACGGTGTGGTATATAAGTCGCGCGGGGGCGCCGCATCTGCGGATGAGTTGCTGTTTCTGTTTGACTTTGGCAGCAACATCACGAGTACCGCTGACACCTTTACTGTTCCGTTTAGCGCAAGCGGCCTCTTGGTGATCGGATGAGGAAGCTACTTCTACCGGCGTTGGTCCTGGTGGCCAGCGTCGGTATTGTTACTGCTTCGTCGCCGCTTGTTGGTCCTGGTCCCGGGTACGACGCGCGCGCAGACTGGACCGGGAACGGCGAGATCGACCTTGACGACGCCCGCACCGCACTCACGTACTACGGCGAGAATCTTGGTGCGTTGCGGGCAACTCCAACGCTGACACCAACAAACACAGCAACGGCGACACGCACGAGTACACCGACCAACACACCAACACAGACGGCAACGTCAACACGCACCGCTACACCAACAAACACAGCGACGCGGACAGCAACGTCTACCTCCACGTCCACCCCGACCTCGACGCCAACTCGTACGCCAACTCCGACGGCAACGTCAACGCCAGTTGTGGATACGCAGCCGACCTTCCCGATTCGTGCAGCTTTCTACTATCCATGGTTCCCCGAGGCATGGAATCAGAACGGTATCAATCCATACACGCGCTACACACCGACTCTCGGTTACTACGACTCCAGCAGCCCGTCTGTTCTGGCAAACCATTTAGACGCCATGACCTATGCAGGTATGGATGCGGGGATCGCTTCGTGGTGGGGGCAAGGCAGCCGCACGGATGGGCGCATTTCAACGCTTCTGAACGCTGCTTCGGGCACGCCGTTCCGCTGGTCTCTGTACTACGAAACGGAAAGTCAGGGCGATCCGAGTGCGACCACGATCCGCGCCGACCTCGACTACATTATGGCCAACTATGGACGGAATCCAACTTACCTGCGTGTGTCCGGTAAGCCAGTGCTGTTTGTGTATGCCGGTGGCACGGATGCCTGTCCAATGGCGCAGCGCTGGGTAGACGCCAATGCCGCGCATGACTTCTACATTGTGCTAAAGGTCTTCTCTGGCTACCGGACCTGCGCAGCACAGCCTGACAGCTGGCATCAATACAGCCCGGCACGGTATGCTGACACGCAGACCGGGTACAGCGTGTCGATCTCGCCTGGATTCTGGGAAGCCGGACAGACGGAACGACTCGCGCGCAGTCTTGACCAGTGGCGCCTGAGTGTGCAGACGCTAGCTGCCTCAACGAATCCGTGGCAGCTTGTCATGACATTCAACGAATGGGGCGAGGGTACCATTGTCGAAAGCGCTGCGGAGTGGACTTCACCAAGCGGGTATGGCCAGTATCTTGATGCACTCCATGATGCACTCGTGACAGGGACCAATCCTCCTCCATCGACTCTCACCCCCACCTCCACACCTACCACCGCGAGTGGTGGGGTCGCATATATGATCGGCGTGGGAGATGTTGCAACGTGCGCAGGCACAGGCGATGAGGAAACGGCCGCCATCGTCCAGGGACTACTCGCGCAGTATCCCGATGCTTCGATCGCACTATTCGGCGATACGGCGTACGAGAGTGGCACGCCGACAGAATATACGAACTGTTACCAGCCTAACTGGGGCACATTCAAGAGTCGCACGAAGCCTGCGGTCGGGAACCATGAGTACCTGACCTCCGGTGCGACTGGCTACTACAGCTACTTTGGCACAGCCGCCGGCGATCCGTCGAAGGGTTACTACAGCTATGACCTCGGCGCCTGGCATATTATTGCACTCAATAGTCAGTGTTCTGGCATCACCGGCGGCTGTAGCGTCGGTGGTGCGCAAGAAGCATGGCTGCGTCAGGACCTGGCCGCGCATCCGAACGCCTGTACGTTGGCCTACTGGCACCACCCGCGCTGGTCAAGCGGCAATCATGGATCGCTGCCACAGACTGACGCGTTCTGGCGCGCACTCTACCTGTATGGCGCCGACGTTATTATGGCGGGGCATGATCATGATCTTGAGGTACTAGCACCCCTTGATCCGGATGGCAACATCGATCAGGCGCGGGGCATCCGGTCGTTCGTGGTCGGCACCGGCGGCAAGAGTCTCATCGGATTCCCCGCTATTCAGCCGTTCTCAGAAGCGCACTCCAACTCTGCCTTCGGTGTCATGCTGATGACCTTGCGCGCAGGCAGCTATGCATGGGAGTTTCGGCCTGTTGCCGGCAAGACCTTTACGACATCCGGCACCGGGGCCTGCCACTAGCCATGGCCATTTCATCGCCGCCAGTCCAGCAGACCACACAGGCCAATAGCGCTTCTGCGACCTCGCACGCTTTGACCGTCACAACGACGGCGGGCAATGCGCTTGTTCTGTTCATTATCCTGAATAGCCAGACAGGTGCGGTCAGTGGCATTGCAGACAGTGCCACGAACACATGGGCGCTGGCCGGGGCAACGTTTCAGAGTGGAACCAACACACGGTTGGAGTGCTGGTATGCACTAAACGCCGCGGCTATTACGTCGGTGACGGTAACGTATGCCGCCGCGCGAGTGACGGGCTTCAACTTTACTGAGTGGTCAGGCGTCGCCACGGTATCTGCGCTTGATCAGGCCACCTTCCAAGGCGCAGCTTCCAGCACGACCCTCACGACCGGCAACATTACAACGCTGAATGCGAACGACCTGATCCTGGCCGGAATCTCCTATTCCGTTTCAACGACGGGCACACTAGCCACCGGCACGTTTACGGCGCTGACCGATATCACGAACGGTGCTTCTCAGCGCGGGCGCGCGGCATACCGCGTTGTATCAAGCACCGGTACCTACAACGTTTCCTGGACAATGGGCGTGACGGCCCCGGCTGGCACAGGTATCTTTGCGTTGAAAGCCGCTGGGGGCACACCCGGCAACGCCACAACGAACAGCCTCAGCCTTGCCACAGCACTCCAAGGTGTGACAGCTAAAGGCAAGGCGTCAGCGGCGGCAAACCCTCTTGCACTCAGTATGGCTGTTCAGGGTGTAACGGCCAAGGGCGCGGCGCGGGCGGCAGTCAATACACTGTCGCTGAGTATGAGTACCCCCGGTGTGACGGCCAGGGGTGCGGCAGCTGCTGCGGCGGGAGTCCTGTCGCTTGGCATGGCAACGTCGCCTGTCAGTGCAACAGGTGCTGCCGCCGCCGCAGTTTCTTCACTGTCTCTTGGTATGTCGGTTGGCCCAACCGCAGCAAGTGGTGCAGCGCTTGCGAGTGTCAGTGCGCTTGCGTTGCCGCTAGCTGTGCAGGGTGCAATCGCAGTAGCAGAAGCAGCACCGGCAGCAGCAACGCTTACACTCGGTGCTGCGCTTCGCGCCACAGTCACAACCAGCGCCGCACTCCGAACGAGTGTCACGACAACCGAAGCAGCGCGAGTGGTGCTTACGACGGGAGTGGAATAATGGCAGCTTTTGACATAGGGGATCAGGTGCGACTCACCGCAGCGTTTGCCGTGGGCGGCACGCCTACCGCACCAACGACGCTTGTCCTTACAATCACTGCGCCAGACGGTACGGCCACAACGCCGACGCCAGTGAGTGAAAGCACCGGGGTCTACTACCACGACCTAACACCGACGCAGGCTGGGTGGTATCGGTATCGTTGGGTGGGAACAGGCGCGGCAGTAGCAGCAGAACGAGGTCGGCTGTTCGTCAGGGAGTAAACGTATAGCATATAGACAGGTTCTTGTGCGCGTGGTATAGTGGTTTGCAATAAATCCGGTTCCGTAGACAACTGAATATCTAGCGCCATTGTGCGCCCTTTTAGGCCCCTGTGCTTTTCAGCACAGGGGCCTTTTGCATTTGCGAGGCTTGATTGCCGTATTTTGAACTTGACGAACTGCGTGGTTCTGACGGCGTCCTTGACCAACTTGACACATCCAAGGACGGAATGCTATCAGACATCCGTGACGACGTTGCCGCGTTCGTCAATGCTGAGTTAGGCGTTACAGAAGAACTCGCAGCGGCGGCAACTGACACTCGCACGGTCTACGGCGATGGAACAGTATGGCTTACGCCGCCGCTGTTCACTGCCGGTAGCGTTACGCTTGTCAGCGGCCCAAGCGGCTATACCGTTCCTGACTACGTAGAGGTTGACGGCGCGCTGCGCGTTACGACCTCGACGGGAATCTATACCGACGCACCCTACCCCCGCCTCTACCCCTACGGCAGCCGCTACCTGTTTAGCCTCGACGTATGGCTGCTGGGTGTGCCGTACGTCGTGACCGCTGACTACGGCGTAAGCGCTTCCGACCTTCAAGTCCTGCGACGTATCTGCCTTGAGTTGGCTGTGCAGCTGTACCGCTTCCGCGACAGCGGCGGCAGTCAGCAGCTGTCAACAGAAGTCGCGGTAATCACGGTCAAGAATACGTACAGCCCAATCATAGCAGCGCAACTCGGGCACCTACGGCAGCGTGTGCAGCCGGCTAATGCGGTGGTGTGGTAGTGGCAAGTCCCGAACAGATTGCCCGTCAACTCTCAGGACTGCTGAGTTCCGGCCAGAAGCGCCAGTTAGTGCAGCGCATGGTGCTGATTGCAGAACGGCATAGCAAACGCGAGGCACCTGTCAAGTCCGGCAACCTGCGCCGCACCGTCACGAGTCGCGTCCTGTCGGCAGAACGTGGTGAAGTTGGCACCAATGCCAGCTATGCCCGCGCAGTCCACGACGGCACCCGCCCGCACGTGATTCGACCGAAGCGGGCCAAAGCCTTGTTCTGGCAGGGTACACGGCA